CGTTGTGGCTTTCACCTCTACTAGCTTCTCTAAAGACGTGTAGAGGTCAACGTAGGCCGAAAGAGAGATATCTAGCAAACGCTGCGCTTCGCCGAAGTTCAAGTTGGTCTTGAGACCTTGACCACTAGCTGCTAACTGCGATTGGCTGTATGGGGCATTGCCATCAAACATACTGTCAATCCGAGAACGGTTAACAGCAGACTTTTCGTCAGCTCGGAGCAACGTTGCAAAAATACCTACAGCCGATTTAACATCCTTAAGACGTGTTTCAACAGGCTTACCCTTTTCATCAAGGCTCCCTAAGTCGAGGCCGTCTAAGTCAATTAAGTTTGACATACTAGGTGAGTATATTGAATTGACAGTCAATGTCAATCATTGGGGTAGGCGTCATCCATAATCTTCTCCATACGGACCCAATGAGCGCGGCCATCTTCAGTTTTGAGGCGGATATACTCCTTCTCACCGATATCCTTTGTCCCCACTAAGAAGGGGTTGTTCCGGTATCTCTTGCCTGTGTTTTGAAATTTCCAAACGGCACCATACCTAGTCACCTTATAGTCAGGATAGCCCCAAACTGTAACCATGTCCACATTAGGTAGGCTGGATTTTGATACTGATAACCTACTGTGGTTAACACTTCTTTGAGTCCCGTCATCATCCCTCACCCAAGAGTGGTAGTTCAGGTCACGCCATTTTCGATTTAAACGTCGTTTAAATTTCAAATTGTAGATGTGTCCGTCGGGTGAAAGGGCGTAATTACTAGCTCCTCTAACTGGTTTCCAGTTTTCTGGTATTTTCATATTGGTAAAAAACTTTTTTCTAACTACCTTAGTCTTCTATAAGTATACCTAAAAAATACTAAGAGTCTAGTAAGAAAGTTTTTTTTCTGGTTTAGCCGCGCATACGAGCAAACTACTAATTTTTTTCTATATACATATATACTATCACTATCACACTCAGAAAAAATCAGGCACCCCCCCCGTGGCGTGTCAAGCAAACTCAAAGAAAATCAAATCCCCTCAGCAAGCTTCGGGAAAAAATAAAAAGCTGGCGCATGAATCACGAACCAATGAATCACGAAACGGGATTCAAGGAATCATTTTTGAATTGCTCGCTTTCGCTCGTCGATTTGATGCTGCCGCGCTGGCGGCCAGCTATAGCCGTTGAGACCCGATTCCCGCACCCTCAACCGCGTTTAACGGCTCGTGGCTCGTGGCTCCGGTATGGGCGCAAAAAAAGCTCCCCTCGCAAGAGGGAAGCTTGTGGAGGCGCTATCGCGCTTAGTATTGGATCGCGTCCTTAGCTGCGTCACACTTGGCAAGATGCTCGCCAAGCTTATCAACCGCGCTCAAAAGGTGGGAGTGAAGCTGCTCTGCAGCTTTGATATCGCCAGCAATAGCGGCCTCTACAAGGGACTCTAGAACCTCTTTTGGAGCTTTACGATTAGAAGAGCCGGAAGCATTCTTGGGGCGATTACGGGTAATCTCCTTAGAGATTTCGGCCTGCGTAGGTTCCGCCCTCCGGCCAGACTTGGCATTCTCAGCGCGGCAAGTTTCGGTCGCGGCCTCGATAGCGCCAGAAAGAGCAGACTCGAAAGAGCCATCGTCTGCCATCGCCTTAAGGGTGCTGCCAGCCATGGCGACAACTCCGGCCACAAAGGGACCAGATTTCCAATATTTGGCCGGAGGGCATTCGGTAGCTCCGGCGCCAAGCATGGCAACGGCTTGGGGTAGCAAAGCGAGAGGATCACGCCAGAACTTGGGCGGGATTTCCTCATCTTTACAAATGGCCTCGAATGAAGCCGTGGCCTCCGAAGCAATCTGACCCGAAACGTCCATGATGCGAGCGACTAGCCACGCGCCGGATTGGTTGGCCTTATTGGCCGCAGTGATTGCACGAGTTGAATCGCTCTTGAATTTGGCAATCTCATTTGCGACAAGGTCACGATTGAGGATTGCGGTAGTGGTAGCCGTTGCGGCCTTATCAGTGTTTTTAGCAATAATGCTCATGTTTTTTTAGGTGAGGCGGGAAAGGTTAATTGGTCCCGCTCTCACTAAACAAGGTAGATTCGACGACCTACCTATGTTTCCGGTCAAATCACCTTAAAACACTGTTATTCAACAAGTTACTATCACTGTTACTATCACACTAAAGAGCCAGTCCGTGAGTCGCTAGAGAGCCAGTCCGTGAGTTGCACCCCGAATCCCGAACCTCTGGACCGTGATAAATGGTTCATTATAAGCGTATTATACGCGTTTTAATATTGACTTTATTGATATTATATGCTATACTTTAGCTACAATAAGGAAAGGCACTGAAGCCTAACCTTAACCTAAAAAACACTATGATTAATGATAACATCATGCAGCTAGCCTTAGAGCTAGCCCAGTCGGACGCCAACGAAGGCGTATGTCTTCACTGTGGTGAGCCGCAAGACTGCGTCGAGCCTGACGCGGAGAGATACAAGTGCGAAAGCTGTAACAAGCGCACTGTGTACGGGGCCATGCAAATTCTAATGCTCTTTGCGTAACATCATGAAAAAACTAGCCGCAATAATTCTGGCCGCGTTCTTCGCTGCCTTCTTTCTGAACCTAGCTTACCAGTTAGGCAAGTTCCACCAGTCACAGTCAATTCAAAGTAATGAAAAATAATAAAACAATACCGCCATTTCTCTTCCTCCGTCCAAACCCCGTTAAGGGGCATGGAGAGTTCAATGGGTACGTATCTTTACCCATAGGCCATCCGTGGTACGGCAAACACTTCACCTACTTAGATGTTGATGTCCACTACGGGTTATCCTTCTCCGAAGAGGAGGATGGTAGGTGGGTCATAGGATTCGACACGGCTCATACTGATGACGAGCTTAGAAACTGGGACAGGGAGAATGTCCGAAAAGAAGCGAGTCGATTACTAGACCAAGCTGAGTCCGCAGAACGGTGGGAGCGTGAGCAGGAGAAGCTTGAGCAGGAGCAGGAACGCCAAGCAGAGCTGGAGTGCCACGAGAGACGAGAGGAAGGTCGTCATTGGTATAACGGCTATACCGAAGCGGTCCCTCTCGATTTGTGGGAACTGTTCCGTGCCATAACGTATGAAATACATGGCAAGATAAATCATGAGCTACTCATGGAGACGGTATCCCATCACTCCACAAGATCCGATAAGCTAGACGCCTATCGTATATACCCCACCAGAGGTGACGGAATATTGACTGCGGGCAGTAGCTTCAAGCTGATCGTAGGTATCCGTTACGGTATGGGTGTTGGTGATTACGACTCACCCTTCGTTACTAATGAAACGGCTGCTTTGTTTAACCTAGACCCCCTCAACCGAGACAATGACAAGTAACCATTGGCACCAGCCTTACTCTGGAGCAGTTCCGCTTGATTTGTGGGAAGTGATGCGGGCTAAAACCGCTCAATACAATAAAGATAATCCTCACTATGAGAGGACGGTCATAGACACGGCTGAATACTTTAGCCAAGCCACAGACAAGCTAGATGCCTATCGTTTTTACTCAAACGAAGAATGTAGATGGCTTACGGTGGGGGTCCGCTACGGTAATGCAGCTCATGAGTATATCTGTTTTGAATTATCCCCAGAAGTCGTGGGTCAGTTTAACCTTGACCCACTTAACCTAGCCCAAGAGTAAGTTATTAAAAATAACGCGTTTTAATATTGACTTTATTGATATTATATGCTATACTTTAGTTACAATAAGGAAAGGCACTGAAGCCTAACCTTAACCTAAAAAACACAATGAAAATAAAACAGCGCATCAATAGCGCCGCCATCAAAGTAGTCGCACGGCTACTCAACTCTAAGCTCCTCACTGAGCTTATCGAAGACAAGGTCAAGGCAGCCGTAGAGGCTAATGCCGTGTCTGTTGAAGACCTCGCCTCTGAGATTGAGGTAGAGGACATCGCCGCCAAAGTGTCAGCGTCCGAAGTCGCCAGCTACATCAAAAGCTGGGAGATCGCAGAGTGCTTTGACTCTCAAGAGATCGCCGAACATATCGACGAGTATCAAATCGCTACAGAAATCGACATCTACGAACTCGCCAAGAAGATAGATCAAGATGAGGTCGCCGATAAGCTCCGTGTGCTTGTCGATGTCGATGACATAGTTAGTGACGCCATCACCAAGATCACTTCATCAACCTTTAAACTAACAATAGAATGAGAACAATAAATAGTTACACTGACCGACAAGTCCGCAATTCTTTGCGGGCATGGTATGGCATCGCCGACGAAGACCAGAGAGATCGTGGTTGTGTCTGGTATGACAAGGCAGAGGAAGAAGCCTCGTGCATCTCAGACGTCACTGGTGTCGAGAAAGTCACAGCAGCAGCCGTCATCGCCGCCCTCTCCCCACGTAACAAGTGGGAGCGTAATGTGCATGACGCATGGGACCTGTGCAAAGCATGGGCTAGTGGGGACCCTCAAGAGTCCGTCACCGTCTGCACCTTCCACTCTAACCGTGACAAGGCATGGCGTATTCTGGAAGGCGAGCGAGATGTCCTTGCATCGTCACCCAAAGTCTCTGCCTTCGCAGATACCATCGTCAATGGGTGTCTGGCTAACCGTATCGTGGTTGACGTCTGGCATACCAGAGCCTGTATCACCAAGCCACGAGAAGGCCGTGTCGATTGTCAGGCGTCCCCAACACTAGCCCAATACAGTAGGCTAGAGGAGATCACCCTTGAGGAGGCGCAGCTTGCCGACGACCCCCCTTGTGTGTATCAGGCAACCATATGGTGTGTCATCAAAGACAAATGGGAGGAGACCAAAACAGTAGCACTTTACTAATGAAGTTACACTACCCTAAACGCGGCCTCAATTCATACTGTGGCCCCGCTATCCTTAGTTACCTGACTGGCATCCCGACTCACGTAGCCGCCCGCCATATCAGGAGACACTCAGGACAACGGGCTGTAAGATCGTGTGGCATCCACTTCTTGAGGCTAGCCCTCAAAGACTTCGGGTATCACACGTCAGATGAACTGAACGTAAAAGGGCTGACCGTCAACCAGTGGCTTAAGGAATACGATAAGAAGCGCACGCCTCAACGTGTTTATCTTGTCCTTGCTGGACGTCACTTCTACCTATTCAAAGGACAAGAATACATCTGTGGCCTTGTCGATAAACCAACCAATATCAAGGACAAGAGCCTGAAACGGCGCTGCCGCATCTACTCAGTCCATGAGGTCGTCAAGCATGTCCTCAGATACAAATCCGATAACTCTCCAGTCTTTGCTCTGGAACAATAAAAGCAAAACCAAACCAACAAAACCAAACCAAAGAAAAAAACATATTATGCATGGAATTAAAGAACTAGACGCCGTTATGGTCCCCGCAGGTGAAAACTACCGCACATGGCACAACCTTGAGAAGGTATCGCCGAGTGGGTTAATCACACCCCGTGAGGCAGAGGAGGTAGGACTATTCCCTACCATCCGAGAAGCTGAGATCATCGCCACTGTCAAAGATAAGTCAGAGGATGACGAGACGGAGACTCACCACCGGCATGTCGAGATGCCGTCCCACAAAGGTCTTGTCGCAGAGACTAGAGAAGGACAACTAGTCCCGATTCACGTAGCGTCGAACCAATACGCCATCATCCAGAACCGGAAGATCGCGGAGCTTATGTCTTCAGCACTCAAAGAAGCTGAGATAGAATACAAGTTCTCTGCAATGGGGACGCTCAAGAACCTGTCTCACTTCTTCATCTCAATCGAGTTAGGTGAGAACGGTGGTATGTTCAAGGTCAACGGAGAGGATCATCTCTTTCACCTGAACGCCCTCACTAACCACTGTGGTATGTCCTTCCGAACTCATGGATCACATACCAGAGTAGTGTGTGCCAATACTTTTGACGCCAGCCGCTATGGCGACAAGAAACTTATGGATTTCAAAGTAGTCCATAAAGGCAACGTAGAATTCAAGTGTAGGGACCTCGCCCAGAAGATTACCGGACTACTCAAGAGTAGGCAGAGCTACGTTGAAGAGATGGAGATGTTAGCCGCCCAGAAGGTGGCAGAGTCTGACATCCAGAACATCGTGGCGGGATACTACATCCAGCAGGCATTCAGTAAGGTTGATAAGTTTTCAACCCGAACCCTGAACGCCGTATCCGGCATCACTGACCTGTCGATCAGGGGTAGGGGTAACCGTGGAGAGTCTTTATACGACGTCTTCAACGGAGGCACTGAATACTGGACGTCGGGTGACGGTGTTGGTCAGAGGACATCTGACACTAACAAAGCCTTCTCCTCAGAGTTCGGCACAGCCGCAGCCCACAAGCGTAGATTCGGTGATTACCTTATCGACAATGCTGACTCCGTTGACCAGCTTGCAGAGGAAGGTCGTGTTGTCATGGAAGAAACACTTAAAGGCTAAGAAGCCCGATACTCTGCCCCTTCCGATTGGAGGGGGCAGCAATCAGGAATCAACCTAACTAAATACGATGATCTACGCAAGACAAGCATACAAACCGGACTGGTATCAGTCTGATGATACCAAACTATATTACGCCGCAACGTCAGGCTCATCTCCGTTCAATCAATGGTATGAGTTCGACGACAGGTCTGAAGCCGTCGAGCGTCTCGCAGATGAGATTAAACTCGAAAGTTTCTGCTGGTTAGGCGGAGAGATCTTCCACACCGAAGACCTCGAATACGATGAGGTGATCGAAGGTTTCGTCAGGATTAAAGGTGCGAAACCCGCCGACCTCGATGAGGTAGTTCAATCCGTTAGTAGATTCTAAAAACCAACCTGAACTATGAAAAAAACAATAAGCCGAACTGCCCAGATTCATGGGCGGGGATCGCAACCCTACCGTTGGGTTTCCCGACTCACAGTGGAAGAAAAAGACGCCGTGATAAGAGGGGAACTAGTCCTCATCCGTGATCACCACCCCCTGTCGGGATGTGATTACAAAAAAGTTGTGTATGATCGACGATCAAAAAGATTTGGCCACCGAAACTACAACCCATGATTCTAAAAATCAACCACCAAAATCTATGACAAATAAACAAATAAACGACATGACCGACGAAGGTCATGGTTGCCCCGTAGTCCACCTCAACGGCTCCAGCAAGGATGCCCTCTTGAAAGAGTGGTTCACCTTCCAGAAAGCCCTCGAAACAGCGCGAGAGTTGTTCCCTAACGAGAGCTTTCATGGCCGTAACCATTACCCGAAAGGCGATGCCGGAGAGCAAAAGGCTGATGAGTATAGAAAGGCATTACTAGCCCAGTTAGATACTCTGATCCATTGTGCTGCTGGAAACAACGCCGGAATCGACGCACAATAGAAGCTATGGACTTACATACCATTCCATCTAAACCGAATGTTCCTGATAACTACAAGGAATACATCGGGCATGCAGTCATCACAGCCCGTTCATACCTCACACAAGAGGGTAAGATTGTCTTAGGCTTTGAAGGCCGAGGCAGTGAGACCAATGAGTTGAATGAGTGGGATGTTGAGTTCGACATCTATGATTTCCTCGCTTGGATGAACAAGCATAAGTTAGAGGAACTCGCAAAAAAACCCATAATGTCTCTCGCAGACCCGCATAAGAACAAATAGAGCCATGCCAACCGAAATACCTGTTATATTTAAACCTAGTTACGGTAACTTAACGTGCTACGTAGCTGACGTCAGTCTAAAACGTATCATCACTAAGCTTACGGGCCATAAATCACTCACTGAAAGTGACCGTGAGGCTCTCAAAGAGTTAGGTTTCACCTTCAGAGTCATCCAACCTCACTATCACGTATAATAACTATCACGCAAATCGCTAGTTACCTTGCATTTACGCCCTTGCTACCCATCGGTATTTGCTGTATCGTAGCTAACATGCAACGCACGCAAAAACGATTCGACCAAAAGCGTGTGAAGCAGACCAACAAAACTTAGCGGGCAATAGCCCACACCCAACACCCGCTGCCATTTTGTGTTTTTTATGGCAGCGGGTGTTTTTATTTAATCCAAAGGATTAACTCTAGGTTTCTCTTTGAGAATACTCTGAACATCTTTGCCTCGCTTACGTAGAACCTCGTCTTTTTTCAGTCTATCCAAAGTCGAAGAGCTTAAAGATCTATTCTTAAAATCAGATCCGCGTATGGCTTTTGCAACATCTGAGTTTAACCTCAAAGATTTAATAATTAAGTCTTTTTCTTTTTTAGGAAGTGGGGAAGTTTTATACCAACCGCGAGCGCGTTTCATGATCTTGAGGTCATCAGAATAAAAAGTATTAGCGATCTCTTCTACATCATCATCCGACAGAAACTGATTAGAAGCTAATTTGTCTGTAGTAGACCTAGAAGCATTCAAATCATCGCGAGTCTCGCGCATAGCACTGTAGAAAGCATTAGTGTGATCTACATTCAAGTTTCTCACAGGAGAAATTTCATTCATCACAAGCTGACCCAACTTATCCTCTGCGGACATCGAAGGCGACTCGCCTTTAGTAGTCTGAATAACTTTTCTGGCAAAGTTGAGCGCCCGAGGCTCAAATGCATTCTTGAGGATGTAAGAAGCCCTCTTAGCAAAGATTACTTCAGGTTCATCAAAGTCATTATAAATCTTCTGCTTAGTAACAGAATCAATATTCTCTTGGGACTCCCGCCAAGCTTGGCCGAGAATAGGTGACTCAATAAACTCGTTAAGGAACATACCAGAGGCTTCAGTAATCCCTTTTAAGAACTGACCTTTTTGAGCGTATTTTGACAACCTCTCAAGGGAATTAGTAACAGGTGACATCGGGTTAAGGAAAGTCATGTCCCACTGGACCTGCTCACCGAACCAATTGAAATACCAAATGGTAGAGTTTTGTCGGTATTCAGGTAAGCCTTTCCTGTTCAACTCATCTTCTTCTTCAGAAACACCGAAAATAGCCCGCATGATTTGCGCTCCCAGTATACTTACCCCACCTACGATTGCGGAGTATCCAACAAGCCTGCGGAAACCCCTCTTTTTGATGACTGGGTTGCTGCTACTTATTTCTTTTTTAATCACAGAGGGAGTCGCTAAAAAGATCCGAACAGTGTCTGTCTTAAACCTTAAGAAGGACGCAAAGACAAAACCATACCTTGAAGAAAGGTCTTTTATAGCCTCATAAGAATCTACATAAGATTGAGAAGTGTCCCGAACGGTTTTAGACGCTATGACTTCAAGGTCTTCATCCGTAAGGTTTTTATAACCTGTGTCATTACCGCTCTTTAAATCGCTGTGTCTGGCTCTCTTCAAAACAGAAAGCTCAAACTCATAGTAACCAATCTTATAGAAGTCATCTACTGCCTGAGAAAGAAGCATCATCCGGTTAACAACAGGATCTAAAGTTTTCTTTCTAACTGCGGCAGAAGCATTCATAGCCTTCAGTTTAACTTTCGCACTTAGGAGTTTCTCTGATTCTTTCTGTAGTCTTTCTCTTAGGACGTCTATATTAGTGTTTCCGTTAACTAAGTCCGATAAAAGCTGACTGGTGATATCCCCCTGAATTACGTTCAGGCTAAGTAACCTACCCTGATATGCGTCGATAGACCTGAGACTCTCATTAGAGTTTAGTGGGTTTAGGACCTTACCTACTTGGGTAATATGCTCAGTAAGGGTCAAGGGGTTTAGGCCCTGCATCGGCCCGAAGAAACCTAAGTTACCAATCACGTTACGCGTATAGAAACCGATACCGAATAATGTCTTAGCTGTTAGTGTGGCCCCTTGGGCGAGTTGAACACCTCCCACAATCCAGTTACCTAACTCAGACTCTTGTGCGTTTATCTTATCTTGTTTCTGAACATAGGATTGGATCTGTTTAAAAGCTTCAGCATCAATGTAATGATGGAACCCCTTATTGAATTCAGCATCCTCCTCGCTTAAACCTTCTGGTTCTTGATTGTAGCGGTAAGCTTCCCCCGTCCTCATGTTGACGATATTCAACTTTAACGTGGCCTCTGGACCCATTCGGTCTAAATCATCGGTAGAGTAAACGAAATTATTACCTTCGGCTTGCCCGAGAGCAATCATATTAGATATCATTGACTCCCTACTGAGAGACCGACTTAAAATAGACACAGATCGGATTACGTTGTTAACTACCTCTGAATCAGCGTGCTGCCCTAAAAACTTACGGATGGCTGGAGGAACTCTTTTACGCCTTTTTAGGTTATCGATAATTGATTTAGCAATGCTTCCGTCCTTGAGACCTCCCTTAGAACTACCAAATTGTTTGTCCGCATCAAGAGACTCAACGTAATCCCTCATCGCTTCTTTAATTTGAATAGCTATGGCGGGGTCAGTATTGTAGATATCCTCTACTCTCTTTCGGGCTTCTTGTGCGGAAACACCAGCCTCGCGTTTTCTTACCTCAGACTCGATGTAGAATTCTTTGAATTGCTCTAAAGCATTCTCGTAATTCTCAACCATCACTTGGTCGATATTAGTGAAGTCTCCTCGCATGATACGCCTCACATTGTCCATGTAGGCTTCATCAGTGAAAGCGCGATAAGTTCTGGTAACATAAACGCCTAGCCTACTGTCAATCACAGCTCCAAGATCGCCACTAATACCGAACTCATCTTTCATAATCTTAGACATAGAGTCTAAGACAAACCTGAGTTTCCCAAGATTCTCATGCAGCTCAGGGTGGCTAGCGGCTAGAACGCTAGCAGCAGCCTCTCTTTTCGCTTTCGATAAACCGAGGAGAGTATTCTTTTCCGCTGCCTTCCTATCCAGAACGTGCAGTTTGTAGAGAGAAGCTTCTTGTTCGGAAGTAATCTTCTTACCGCTATTCTTATAATCCCTTATACGAACCCGATATTCGTTCTCGATCTGAGTCTCTACCTCTTCACTAATCTCAATATCATCAGGTCGTCCTAAGTAATCCCCTAAAATAGTGTCTTCAACTGTATTCTTTTTAAGGTAGCTTGTAATCTTATTAGCGATTGTCTCAGTTGATTTTTCAACAGCCCGCTGCACCGCATCAGCTTGTTTTTTAAGTTCCAATATTCTTGGGTCAAGGTTACCTTGGAAGATTCTTTTAATGCCCGTGCGACTGGTATACTTACCGCCTGCGAAAGCGCCCAGAGCAATTTTATACCCCTTGAACATCGGTAGCTTGGCTACGATCTCTTCGTAAGTTGTGTCCTCAGTTATTTCATTAAGAGTAAGGCTGATTTGGTTAGCGAAACTTACGAGAGATTCGTCGGGAACTTCAATGTCGAACTGTTTAACAGCGTAATCAAACCGACCACCACTCTTGATATAACTAATCTCATCCGAGATTTCGTTTATCTTTCGGGAAAGTTTCGGGTTATTCTTTCGGAGTTTAGCTCGTAGGGAAAGTTTCTTCAGACTACCAGCGAAGAACCTCATCAAGACACGAGCCGTGTTAGGTTGAGTCAGGTAAAAAGAAGCGTCTTCGTAGGAAGTATAGCCTCTAGTTGCTCTCTCATAATGATCCGCAAACATATCACGGACGAGGTTTCTTTTAAGGTCAACGTCCCCCGCATCAATTGCTTTTAAGACATTTTCAAGTTCAGTGGGGTCTTGAATATATTTTTCAGCGAAGTTTTTGAAGGACCCGTCGCTCGTTTCGGCAATCGCTGAATCAATTTCTTGGTCGGTCAACTCGATTGACTGGACTGACTTAACGAAAATACTATTTAGTTCCGCCTCAAGAATCATTTTGAGGTGAATAGAGTTCCTTGCGACATCTCCATACCTAGCCAAGATCTGACCAGAGTTTTTACCATTCACAAGGATAACTAAATTACTGCCGCCGTCTTCATTAGGAGTTTGGACCGTCTTAAACAACTCATTAGGGGCATACTTAAACTCAGCTTCGGATTGCTCGTTGTTTAATATAACAACAGGAGCTGCGGATGCAGGCATAGTATGCGCCGCTACCTCTTGAATCATTCTATTTATATCAGCTAACTGATCCTCTGTTACATCATCATCCGAACTTAAGTTCTCAAGAGAGTCATATTTTTTTCTCTCAAAATTCTTACGTGCGTTGTCGTTAGTTTCTGCCTTACTCTTTTCAATAACTTCTTCAGCTTTGAGGATCTGAAGCTCTTGCATTATCCGCCGCTCAACTAAATACCTACCAGCAAGATCAGGGACTACATCCATGTTAAGGAAATCAACTAAATCATCGAAGGCGGTATCTAAATTAGTCTTAGGTTCGATACCAAATAATTGTTTGATGCTGTTTATAATTCTTCGCAATAAACCCTTTTGAGGGAGGTCCCTGACACCTTGTTGGAAACGAGGGGAAGTGAATATTGAAGAAATAAACTCATCGATGTTAGCCAAGCCAGCTTCAAAAGCTGTTTGATCCTGTTGCGAGTCAAACTTCTTAGGGTTCTTGGCGTGTTCTTTGAACATCAACTGCCTAAGTGACTCAAGTTTGTCGAGCGACCTACGCTGCTCGACAGTCAACAATGACCGATCAGTAGAAAGAAGTTTCTTTGTGAAAGCGTGAAGGTATTCATGCAATAAAATTGACTCTACCCCTTTACCGTAGGTAGAAGAAATATTGATCCTGACTGTCCCCCTCCCTTTCTCATCTTGTAAGAATGAACCAGCGGAATCTTGGATGTCATCTACAATTTCAAAGTTAACCGAGCGAACAAATTCAGGGTCTCTCAACAACAACTCAGCAACGAGTTTGTGGGAATCATCAACTCCAGACTTTTCGATAATTTTAAGAGCCGCTAAGACAGATTCTGGTTCCCCGCTCTCTAAAGCGAGCCTGTTAATATCCGCTATATTTTCTTCGATCCGCTGTTTAGCATCTGCGTCGGTGATTAAGTTCGGAGCGTTGTTTCTAGTTACATACAAATTCTCGTAAACTGATCTTGCTCTTTTTAGGTCTGGTGTAATGGCTTCTCCAGTATCATAACCTACAAGGACAAGGAAATCTTTCTCTGCTTTACTTAAACCCAAGAAGTCCGCTTCAGGCACTAAGAGTTCCTGAGCGTATTGGCTATCGTTATCGATTTTGTTGCTGAGAATACGGTTAGCAAATACTCTTACCTTACTCGACATAGAGGAAGTAAGCTGCTCAACAAAAGTAGGTATATTTTGATTAGCCCTAGAGATAAAGGCGTCATAAGAAATGTTTTCGCTATCCGCAGTGCTTTGTGGGGCTGGTGATGGGGCAGCTCGATTCGCTATAATTTCTTCAGGCGCTAATTCTGATTGTCTAGAGTCTTTAATCTTAAGTAACCTAGCTTTGTTTCGGACTCGCCCACCGACTCTCTGAGAGTAAGAAAAGAAGTTGGGGAAAGGTCCGTTCTTTCTCCTAAAGTTCTCATGCCCCATGAGACCTTTTATAGTTTGTTTAGCCACCGTTGCCTCCCACCCGTCATTCAAAGACCACTTCCCATTTTTATTTTTAGAGCGAGTAGTGGATAAGAAACTGTCGTTAAATGTTTTTTTGTTAAGTAGCCCCCCTTGCCCAGAAGTAGTGGCGTATAAAAAAGCTGAAATTTTCTGGAGTGGGGTCCCGTTCAAGAGGTTTAAATTAGACTCCCAAGATTTAGACCTTCCGAGATTGATGTCTTGGTTTTCTTTCTTCTCTAAGAAATTCTCGACGTCTTTCATGTTAAAGAAAGCGATGAACTCCTCACTTTGCACAAACTCATCTAAGGCTGCGTCAGAGTCTAAGTTCTTCTCGCTACTAATCTCCGAAACGCGAGAGCGTAAATACTCTACTTGCAGCCCTAACCTCAATTCAGTAAGTAACTGTGTAAACGCAGTTTCCTGAAGTTCAGAGACAACCGCAGGATTTTTGAGTCCAAGTCGGTTGATATTAGACGCTATACTAAATATCTTACCTGATACACCATTAACACCAACAGAACCGCCTTCTTGGCTCCCTCCCGTAATTGATCTAATATTTTCAGATGCCCAACTATTTAATTTTTGAAGCGCCTCAGAAAGAGTAAGCTCTCCATCCAAAACAAAAATGTCGTCGAAACTACCTTGTTGGTCTAATTGAGCTAGAGACTCCAATTCTGAGGCTAACCGTTCTTGAAACTCTGCTTTTGATTCGTTGTTCTTCTTCTTACTAACTAACCCTTTTATTTTAGTCAGGGCTTTCTTTGAGTAAAAACCCGCTTGTTTAAACTTAAGCTTAAGAGGAGAAGATTTAGAACCCATGATCCCGCCCAGCTCAATTACATTCTCAGAAGCTTTCGTATCATGTAACGTGGAACTAGAAGTATCTTTAAGGGCAGATACGGGACTCCGGTCCTCGATGCTAGGCTTCATTACGTCAAGCACCTCTCCATCTACTATCACGAAAACGTCAGTATTTATAGGCCCACTATAAGAATCTGGTATAGTGACAATATGACCTGAGTCTATAGCGGCCTTGATTGCAAGTGGGTCGTTGTTAAACAAAAAACCGTGATCGGGAGAAGACACGGCCCCACCCAAAGATTTATTTTCTACAATCGAATCTTCTTGAACGTAATCGTAATAACTAGCTAGTTCAGATTTATTGGGGATGTAGTGCTGAGACTTGGGGTCACTCTGATAACCTTTGATTTTTTCTTCTACAGCCTTTTTGATTTTACTAATCTCCGCATTTGACACCGCTCCCAAGCCGTACTGATATGACTTAGGCTTCACAGGATAACCAAACTGAGAGAGGTCCTCTATAGCTTCCTCCACTCTTTTTTGTTTTTTAGACATAAGATTATTTATGTCAGGATCTCTAGTGGAATCAGTAGCCTCGTCAGGATCTAAATCATCAAACTCATCACCTAAATCTAACTTAGTAAACGGTGTTTCTGTATCAACTTCAGAGTCAGACAACATTTCTTGGATAATAATGTCCTTAGCTTCCGCATGACTAAAACCCTGATCAACAAACTCTTTAATCCTAGCGGTTGCTTCAGCATCCCCTTCGAGTATCTTCTCAGCTTTCTCATATCTAATCTCTTGTTGAACAATCCTAGCAGCTTCTGTAAAGGGAAGTTCAAGTTGATTCGGGTCTTTTTCTTCAGGTTCAATCGAACGGCGGCTAAGGGGGTCACTACCCCCCCTGATTTTAGCCCGATCTAAAACACTACCAAGGGCAATGAGAGCGTCTTGATCTGGTATTAAAGAAGTCCCCTCTGAATTTGGCTGGAAAGTAAGCTTTTCAGTCCCTTCCGAAATAACATTCCCTGCCTCATCAACAATAGGATTCCCTTCGTCATTAAGAAGAGGAGCTTTTGTAATAGTAACTTCAACACCACCCCCATCAGTTTTAACGGCGGATACTTTGGCGTCTTTATATTTACCGTTCTGTGGTAAACTTTCTCCGATAATACTGGATAGAGTATCAGTATCTGTTTCTGGATCTAATTCCAAACGCAAGGCGGCACCTTGCTCTACCCCGTCTGCTGTGCTGGTTTCTCGGAGCTTTATCGTGCTTCCCCCTAAAGTAACCGTTTGTGGGAAACTAACTGGCTCAACGGCTGGTGTTTGAGCGGCTGGTGTTTGAGCGGCTGATGTTTGAGCGGCTGATGTTTGAGCGGCTGGTTTCCCTCTTTTCGTAGTTCTCGCTCTGTTGAAAATCTTTTCAAACTCTTTCGCGGCTTTTGCGGAGCCTGTATTATCTAAATCTTTTTTAGCCCTCTTACCTACTTTTTGAAATACCTGCTGTTCAACCAGCTCTGTCCTCATAAGGCGGTTGCCTGTGACAAAATCAGTAGCCGAGCTAATAGCGGACTGTGCCGCAGGTCCCCCTGCTCCTAAAACTAGTCCATACATGGCCCCCATCCCTGCGGAAGAAGCGACCTCCATAAAGCTAAGGTCTTCGTTAGTCGCAACGGCTTGTATTATTGTGTTAAAATATTCATCAGCACCTTCTTCAAGTGCTTCAGACCCACCGCTCTTGAGCATCCCGCCTACCCCGCCTAGCATCCCGCCGTAGAATTTTTTGTAACCGTCTTTGAGGACTCCTTCAAACGCGTCCCTGTAAGCAGCTTCTTTATTAGAGAAGGCTACTTTAACCCCGCTCATTTTCTCTAGAATCTTTTTAACTTCTTTTCCTGAAGCTTTCTGGATAAGGGCCATTTCAACACCCGCCATACCACCTAAATTGAAAGACCCCACAAGTCCCATACTTAATAGACCCGCAGCCCCTCCTCCGTAAATAGCGGCGTCTCTTTTCTGTTCATCAGATAACTCTTTGTCGTCTTTTAAGGCGTCGTAAATAGCCGCGTAAGTATTAACCCCGCTTTGAATACCTGTCTGCAACAACATGGCAGGTTGCCTAACAAAACCACTAGACGCCAAGCTGGCCGCAGTGTCCTTGAACATCGACGTAAGGGTGCCGCCTTTCGCTATCGACTTACTGATTTTCATCGTCGCTCCCTTAGTAACAGCACTTTTTAGGAGGGATTTCCTAATCTGGTTACCGACAGCCGTTTTAACTACCGCTTTTAAAGATAATTTACCAGCGACGGCGGGTATAGCACCTACTCCGGCGGTAGCAAAAGAAGTGCCTATAACTTGGGTAGCGTCAGACACAAGAGCGGAACCCATACCCAACAATTCAGAGCCAAACTCAAAATCTTCACCGAAAAGTCTAGCGACTTTGCGCCTGCTGCTAGCTTTTCTAGCGTGTTCTAAAACAGCGGCGATAGCTTCAGGGTCGTCAGCAACAACCCCAGCCGCATTGTAAGTAGACGCAAAGCTACTTACAAACTTACCACTCATTTCATCTCGGACGTTTTTAAACCCGCTGTAATCTTGATTTTCCTTAAATTCTTTTAGAATTCTTACGTTGTTTTCGCCTATGAGTTTATTTTTCTTTTCCTCACGCAGTTCAGGGTCTTCTATCTCAGAGTCAACTTTTTTCAAAGCCTCGTCCAGTTCATCCATACCTTTTGCCTTTGCCTCACTCCATGCAGTAGCTAAGTAAGTGTCTTGTAGTGCTTGGTCTGCGACCTCGAAATAATCGATCAGATTACCCGCCCTAATCTGGGTCAGTATTTGTTTTTTCTCATCACCAAATCCCTCAATTGATTGTTCAAAAAGACTGTCACTATCTAGCAAATCAGGATGTATAGCATACTGCCCATAGCCATATTGCTGAATATTCTCTGATAAATTGTTTTTGTTGAAATCAACCATACCACCCTGCATGGCGACATAACCGAGCTGCCCCTCAATGGCTTTAGCTAAATCTTCGTCAGGAATCCCGTTAAAAAGACCCTTATGCTCCATTCTAAGAAAACGTATTGTCGAGTTTATTTCCTCTTCATCAAAAGAACCCTTTTCAACAAAGTCACTCAGGAGGGACTTTGTGTGCATGTTGTATAGGCTATCTGGTTCTTCTGAAGCCACCGCCAGACCATCTTGAGCCTCGTAATAATTATTAATTTTGTATCTGGATATGCCGTCGGAATTAGACTGCATAAGATCAATGACCTGCTCAAGGTCCTCTCTTCGGATTGCCCCAACATCTAAAGATTTCTTATAAGCCTCTGACGCAGTCAAACCTTCGGCTGCGGAACCCCCGATCAATCTTTCCTCATATTCACCGTCAGGAGCTTCAACTTTAACGCGGGCGAAAGGAGCTACGTTTTTATCTAGATAACTCTCCGCAATAGCCTCTTGGTATTTATCCGAAACTACTGCTTCAGAAGCTTCATTCTCTAAGTAAGCAAAATCTTTAATGTAAGTCTCAGAAGTATCGGGTGACGCAATTTGTTCCCTATAAGCATTGTAGTCTCTTACTTTAGCTGCATCTTCGTCGTCCAAAGTTACCTCCGATTGTTTTATTCGATTAAGTTGCTCATCAAAAGAGAAAGAGCTAGGAGTGTTAAGATCCCTAATAGAGGCTTCGTCAAAGCCTTGCTCCATTAAGTAACTACTAGAACCTTGATTAACCTCAAAGATATTTCTAATTTTCTCATCTTCAGAAAGATCAGGGGACGCAAGATACCCTTCTTTTAAGTGCAAAGCGTGTTGCTTTACTTGCTCTCCTATGTCGGTAACATTAGGGTTCTCTGCGGTCCACGTTTGGAAGTCGAGTATCTCTGACATCTATGTAAGGGTAATAAGGTTAACTTATTCTTCAGGATCGGAAGAAGAGTAATTCATCTTGCTTGAAGGAGATGAATTTTTAATTGGGTTAGCAACACTAATCCCTGTACTTTTTATAAGCCTTTCTCGCTCTATCTCAAGGTTTTTAAGTTTAGCTAGATTAACCTGCTGAAAAGCTAAAGAAGATTTTTGTCGGGTCGCTTTCGCTATGTCAGCATAAGTATCAAACTTCACTTTCACTTTTTCCCGATTATCGTCCGTGTCCTGAATTCCGTGCGCTAAAAGGTAAGCTCTTAAAATTCGATCCATGTTAGCAGCGCCTTCTGGTTCAGAATTATCTAAAGATTCTGGATCAGTTGATACGCCTTTTAGAAGAGACTCCGCTTTTTGATGCGGTATCAAGCTCAGTTCTAACTCAGCTTCTTGTAAGTCTTTGAAGTCGTCATAGCTACTCGCTCTCGCCTTCGCAGAGTCAGACATTTGAACAGATTTTTGAACGATGTCTTGGTAGTCACTGAGTGGCGCATCCCCAAATTTAATCGCGTTGTAAGTATCAACGTCAAACTTATTTTGAGGGTCTCTACTATTCATGGTCGCATTCAGGTATATCTGAGCAAAACTGTTACGCGCCCCTGACATCTTTGATTTTTCTTTTTCATCAGAAGAAATCTGGTCACTGATACCCTTATTCTTTATTTGGAATATGTTGCTGATGACAGGACTCTTAGTAATAGAATTTGCGAACTCTAATTGCAGGTCGTTGAAAGCTGATTTCTTATCATTAGGATCAACAATTCGATCTATTTCAGACATCCTATCCTTAATTAGGGGGATTGACTTAGTCATCTCACGTTGCATCCTCCTCTCTTGACGTCCTTTTTTCTGAGCCATACGAGCTTGATCTAGCTCCATAATGCTCTTCTGCGTTTTGAGGATATCTTCTTGTAAGGGCATCAAAACACTTTTCTGGTATCTAAGATGCCAGTTTAAGTCTTTACCACCCCCACTCAGCATGGGGTAAGTGCTATCTTCAGAGAAAAACCTATTCTGCATAGGAGTAATATCTCTCTCACGAGAGATACCTTGATTGAAGTCAATTGGGTCAGCCATATCTAGTCTTTTGTATTGTTCCTTCTTTTTCTTTCCTGACGTCTCTCTTCGTTTTCCTCGGCCATCGACTTAGGTTTTTTTACTGCGCCGTCGCGTTTGTTAAGGAGCTTATCTAGTTTTTTCCGCTGTTTAGCGGTTAACTCTTCTTTTTCCCTTAACAATTTGCCAGCACTCATCTGAGCTAACATCCTCTGACCTTTAGTAGCAGGGTCCATAATTGAGGGGTCTCCTTTTTCTCTTTTATATAGGGGAGTTGATTGGTTTTTCCCTAAAGGCCCTCCTGAACCGAACTCTCGCATGGGGTCTTGCATGGCTTTATACGCATCCATACCCGTACCAAACTCTCTTTGATAAGCATAGTTCTGCGCTGCTTCTTTAGGGTTAGTGGGTTCGGGTAAAGATGAAGATGAAGATGAAGGTGAAGGTGAAGTAGATTGAAAAGATGGGCTAATTCGATTTTTTGCCATCGTCGATTCAAAAGCTTCTTCAGACACTCCTTCATATTTTTTTAAAGTATCTTTTGCTTGATTGTATATTTCTGGGGTTAAAGCCCCACGCTTCGACAAACTTTTTAAGTTTTTGAAAGCATCTTGTTTAAAAGTCAGATCCTCAAAGACAGCAGGTTTGTCGCTAACACGACCACTGATGACGTCGGAATCAGATTCTGAAGAGGCTTCTTTAGATAAATCCGATCCTCCTGCGTCCAATCCGCGAAACACAGCCAATCGGGAGGGTTTAGGGACACTATCCCTCTCATCCATCTTCTTCTTGTAATCGACTAGATAAGTATTTAACTTCGCGTAATCTTCAGGAGTTTCCTTACCCTGAGCGTATTTTTCAGTTATAGCCTTAGCTTTTTCTTGCAGTGATGCTTTTCTAGCCTTTCTCTCTTCCTCACTTTTTTTCCTACGAGCCGCCATTTCCTCGCTTCTACGAGACAACACGCCACTTAAATTGGACATTTCATCACTGGAAGGTAAACCACCCCCAGTTATACTAGCCATATCATCTTCGTAATCTTTATCTTCTTTAGCCATAATTACCAGAGGTGTTTACACGCCCAATGGCGTGCGGTTGTTTTATCTTTTGCTGTTTTACAGTTATGTCTGGCCCTAAAATTAGCCCGACGTTTGGGATTCTTGTGCTTTGTGAAATCGCTGTAGTCTCGATGGCCGTAGGACACTTTCTTAACTTTGTCACCTTCTTTACCTAAAACGACGAACTTCTTCTTCGATCCTTTAGGGGCGCGTTTGGGCTTATTGAAGCCAGCAAAAGTCTCCCCATGATACTGGATACGCCCTGAAGGTAGGCGTTTGAATCGTTTTGTTGCCACGCGCTAAAATTAACAGAATACGCTGTAACTGTCAACGAACGGTAATTCTCACGTAACTGAGAAAAACTATTCTACTAGACTCTTAGTATTATTTAGGTATACTTATATAATACTAAGACGGTTGAGAAAAAGTTTTTAACTAAGTAGAGTGGCGTCGGGATTGTTGAGTGCGCCACTAAGCGTTTTAATCGTAACCTGTTTCCTGTATCCCGCACCCTTTTCGTCTTTCGGTGGGTCGATAGCCACGAGTCCTAAACGCTGGCGAGCGCAATCGAGAGCAAGGAACGCGGCATCAGCTAAGTCAGGTGACCTACCAAACCGAGCCTTGAACTCCGGCTTTGATTCGATTTTCACTCTGAGCGTGCCTGTTCCCTTTGTCATATCGTAGTTTCTGGCACACATCTCTTGTGCAAGGTCAGAGGATACACCGTAGATTTGTTTGGTTCTAAGGAGTTCTTTGCCGACGAACCAAAGTTCTGACACTCTATTAGTGTAGAGTTCTGCTCCTGTAAGTTGACTATTCATACTAACCCTCTTGTCTGAGCCTTTGCCGCCAAAGGTGACTCGCATGAAGTCGCTCGACCACTCACCAGCCAATACGTCGCAGAATGGCGCACCCGCTCCGGTGGAGTCGAGAGCCACATTATTGGCAGAAATATTCCTACGTTTACAATGATCAATAATTTGATGGACAATCTGGTAGGTTCGGGGAACAGCTTTGTTTGTGGCATCGTCATTGAGGTGGATGGCTTCGCCTAACTTACAGACGTATTGGCCGTTACGAGCGTAGCCTACTTCAGCGGTATACATAATCGTCCTATCCCCGCCGTTCGTGAAGGCCGGATCGACTCCGGCAACAACGGTCGGTTTGTCAGCCCAATCGACTTCTCCCATCGCACCCCCATTAGCCAGCTCTGCTTCTGAATAGATTCCGGTTGTTTCGTCGGAGTCGAAGAAGACGGCGCGGACCATTCGCATATACCCTCTAGATTCTGCGCCTAACAAAGCCCTATCTTCTGCTAGCTTCTCGGCGGTTGGCAACCAAGGATACCTAACTTCCCCTAGCATAATATTTGGACTCCGCTCCCCATCGAGTCGGAGATACCGCCCCCTCCATTTCGTTGTCCATTCATCGGCGGTTTGCGTATCTATAGACTCCCAACCCTTCTTAGGCTCTGACCACACGCCGAAAGCGTCAAATCTACTATTCGGGTTAGACATGCCAATCATCTGAAAGAAGGGGTTCTTCGATAGGTTGGTTAGACCAGCCTGTAAGATACTTTCAGAAAGTTCTGAAAGTTCATCCCCGATCATAATTACCCTCTTCTGTTTGATTCCAATGAATTTGCCGATTGCCTCGCGTGTTTTTGATTTCTCCGCTGCGATAAGCGATAATCCAGCCCGTTCAATAAGTGTCCCGTTCTCATCGATATACGCGGCGTTACCGATTGAATCCCGAATCTTTATGGGCGCACCGTCGATCACTGACAACAAAGACATAACACTACCCCAAATCCTCTTCCTTGCTTCCCGTAACGTGGTTGAGGTCATCAGGACTAGTGTGTCACGGGGCTGGCTTAACCATTGGACGATACCCCACGCGGCCATCGTGTGTGATTTACCGCTACTGGCGGAACCTCCGATAGCTAGATACTTATGTTTAATAGCAGCCCGAATCATCTTTTCGGCCCAAGGATGGCGAACCATCATCTTCTCTGGTAGAGCGTCGTTGTTCCAAAGTTCGTCGCAGATCCTCCAGAAGTAGAACTCTTTAGCCTTGTCGTCAGGGTGGTGGGCGAACCCATAGAGTAACGCGGTGAGAGGACTGGTCGGTGGGATCTCCAGACCGCCTATGTCCATCATCTTGGATACGGGGTGGATGTGCGGTTCTAGAACTCTCTTGCGTTCCACATCTTTACTTGCCATAATGAAGTCAGCGTAATGGAAATAGAACCCACTGACAAGGAACAGTTCGACGCCGAGCTAAAAAGAAACAAGAAGCTTCCTAAAGTAATCGAGCTTCTTGAGAAGGGACTTGCTTGTGTTAGCGTAGCTAAGGAAATTAATGTGCATCCCGCTACTGTCCGTCGGTGGTTGAGGAAAGCCACTGTGCCTTCGCTCACATACACTCCCCGCATCGACGCTGATAAACGGGCTACAGAAGCCGCCGAGAAAAGAATGCATGATGGAGAAGACCCCGATGACATACTTAGCGACTACACTGATAAATCTATATCAGAATTAAAGACTAACTCGTCCGAGAAAGAAGACGAGGTCATGGCGGAAATAGCAGCGGCCCAATCTACTCCGGCTGATAAATACCAGCATTACATTGCCGCCGCCGGAATAAAGTTATTGCGGGACAGTATGAAGAACCTGAGAGGGCCGAGGTCCGTCAAAGAGTTGTCTGAGCTTGACCAACTTATCCGAAGGAACTTAGGTTTGAACGCTAAAAACGCTGGAGGCCAGAGTAAAATGCAGATCGATATCTCTATCCTAAATAACGGTATCGCGGACAAAGGGCGAGGTTCCCTTAAGAGGATGAAAAAGGACGCTATCGACGTCGATGAAGTTGGCGATAATTGATGTGATTTTTACCTTGTATCCCGAACCGTTTAACTTGTATAAATAATCAGTGTTCAAAAATCGTCAACCAGAGGTAGGGCCTAAGTTCATCACCCGAATAGATGAGGGGGCGGATTTCCGCTTTCCTGTCGATACTGCCGACGGTCTATGGTATCGCGTGAAGCCTTCAACGGCTCGTGAAGTATTCTACTTGCAATCCTTGCCGAAAGGGATCAGGATTCTTGTACCTGCTGAGGGCGATGGCCTACTAGTCAGAGGAGACTCAATACCTGTAAAATGAAACCAGAAACATTATTTCGTCTCCACCAAGAGACGTGCGCGAAAACTCTTAACATTATGAGAGCAAAGAACAGCGACTACTGCGGTGGTGAAAACACTGTCGATGCACTCGCCAACTTTAAGACTGCTAAATCGCTCGGCCTTCATCCGGTTACCGGACTCTTGTTAAGAATGCAAGATAAGCTGATGCGTATTAAATCGTTCGTTAACGATGGTGAATTAAAAGTAGCCGGTGAGTCAGTTGACGATGCCTGTGAGGATCTGGTGAACTATTCGATTCTTGCGAAAGCTCTGCTTAGTGAGGAGCGTGAGTGCGGTACTTGCAGTAATCCAGTTTCTGGTGGTGAGTGCGACAATTTGTATTGTCCTGAGAAATTTGATAGAATTCCTCCAGTCAAATTAAATCCTTAAATTATATAATATGAAGATAAACGATATAATATTCAAGACAAGAGTTGGTGATTACTTCTGGGTGGTCACTAGTTATAAAGGCAGAGGGACTAAAAACCCCTTAGCTAGAAAGGAAGAGCTAGAGGAAGTAGATATCTACCACGTAGTAGCCTACCGCGAAATATATACTGGTCCTATGGGGGGTGTCGGAGATTATGAAGGGACTAGGATTACGAGTGACGAAGATATTGAAGGTCGCCACCTAGAGATGTGCGCTATCTATAAGAAGCGCCTCGAAAAAGGCGGTAAGTGGGAAGGTCAAGATAGACCCCTTGCTGAACAATACCCTCTCTCTAAAAAGAAAATAGAACAAGCCAAAAGAGACCAAGACGCTTTAGAAGCTCTTGAAGTATGATTGTCGGGGTAGACAATGGGTTAGATGGCGGGCTTTGTGCAATATCTAAATTTGATGGTAGCGTCATCGACAAAATTAGGATGCCCAACCGCCAGCTTTCTAAAAAGAAAGAAATCGACGTTAAAATTGTCAACCAATGGCTACTAGACTTTAACACCGATTTTGAGCTAGCAATCGAGGAGCCCCTCGCCCACGCTAGAAGCTCACAAGCGATGAGGTCTATGGCCATAAGCTTCGGTAAGTTAATTGGAATGGCTGAATGTAAAGGGTATCCTGTATCCCGAATCTCTGTTCATAGATGGCAGAAAGAACTATTGGGGAGGGTCCCCAAAGGACAGACAAAAAAAGTTGCATTAGAGCTTGCAACGCAACTCGCCCCGAGCGAGAATTGGCTCGCTAACAAAAGATGCCGAACACCACACGATGGTATGATCGACGCTTACCTTATCGCCCGATATATTTGGGGTGGGAAAAAAAGTTAAACTTTTTCTGGACATAACGCACCTCTTCAATTATATGTCTGTTTATAGACAATAATAAATGAAGACACTATACCCGAAACAAAAAGAAGCTTTAGACTTCTTCTTCGATAAACAAATTAGCGCAACTAATACCCTAGACACTAGCCATGTTGGGACTGGAAAAACAGTCGTTGCTTGCCACCTTGCTAAAGCTCTTGGCATGAATGTCGCGGTCCTATGCCCGAAGGCAGTTATTCCATCATGGGAGCGGGAGCTTAAAGAGACGGGCATTGATCCGGTGTTCGTCCTCAACTACGAGAAGATCAGAACGGGCCGGACGGACTTCATGTCCAAGCGGGGCAAGAAGATCATGACTTGGAACCTACCGCCTTGCACTTTGGTTCTAGTTGATGAGGTCCACAAGTGCAAAGGACCGTATACTCAAAACGCGCAGTTGTTAGTGTCACTAGTTACGCAAGGTCACTCAGTCCACGCGATGAGCGCGACCGCAGCAGAAGACCCTACCGAGATGCGCCCAATCGGGTATATGTTAGGGCTACATAATCTTAACAAAGCCTCTGACCAACTTAAAAGTTGGTTTGGGTGGATGATGCAATTCGGATGCACCCAGAACCAATGGAACGCGTGGGAGTTGCGGAGGAAGACAAAACTCAATGATCTTAATAAGGTCATGTATGGGAAGAATGTTAAGCGTCTTACAGTGTCCGATTTCCCTGACTCGTTCAAACAGAACAGAGTTTTCGTAGAGCCTATAGCCTTTGGTTCCGCTGCTAAGATCGCGAAGGCTTATAAAGATCTCGGTATCACTCCAGAGATAATCACTAGTCTTTTGGAGAATGGGACTGTCGAAGATAGCGATTGGGTTCTCGTTAATCTACTACGCGCTCGCCAGCTAGCGGAGTCACTCAAGGCTAAGGACATGGCGGACATGGCTAAGGACTACGTCGAGCAAGGCCATAGCGTTGTGCTGTTTGTTAATTTTACAGATACTGTAGATACCCTCTGTGAGCTACTAGAATGTATGTGCATTAAAGGAGGCCAAAAAATTGAGGACAGGCAGGACATCATCGATGCTTTCCAACGAGATGAAGAACACGTTCTAGTAATCAACACCGCTGCCGGAGGAACCGGAATCTCGTTACACGACATCAACGGCAACCGCCAACGGATCTCGTTGATTTCACCGACCTTCAACGTCAAGGATCACTTGCAAGCGTTAGGGCGCATTCACCGCAACGGAGCAAAGAGTGACGCCATTCAAAAGATTCTTGTTGCCAGCGATTCGATAGAAGAACACGTTATGCGTGTGGTTGAGCAGAAGTCAGATAATTTAAATACTCTACACCAATGAAAACAAAAATAAAAGGGATGACCCCTTACAAAAAACAGATAATAGACAAAGTAACGGAACTAGTATGTTCAGAGTTCGCTATAGATCGTGACGAGATATTTACTAAGAGTCGAGCTTACTCTTATTGCATACCTCGTATGGTCGCTGTCGGGATCTTAAGGAACAAGTTTAAATTTACTTACAGTTCTTTATCCTCTTACTACGGGTATACTCATGGTAGTTCGATTGCTTACGCCTCTAAGTCTCTTGATCAGAGAATACAAGAAGATCCTGAAATAGCGTCGGTCGTCGAGTCAGTACTTAAACAATTAAACCCATAAATCATGAGAGCAAAAGTTGTAAGGAATTCTGTGTTTGCAAAAGGGAGCAGAAGTGGCAAAAAAGGTCAGACTTTAATTCAGTTTCACGACCCTACGTTTAAATCAAAACACTCAAAAGGTAAACAACCCAAGAAAAAGAAACGAAGAAAATGAGCGACACTAAATACCTATCAGATGCAGAGAAGATCCGCCTCAAATTACTTGAGGATGAGATCTACATGCTAAACCACAAAGTTGAGCGCACACTCAATAAACGCGACCGTCTCCAGCGTGAGGTAACGCACATAAAAGAGTCTACCCATGAGCGAACAACCAAACCATAGCGATAGGGGGCACGCGGAGTTCTCACCATCCAGCTTAAAATATGTGGCTGCTTGTGCTGCGTATCAGGGTCGCGACGGCACTTCGGCTGCTGCCGAGATGGGGACCAGAATTCACGAGGCTCTCGAAGTCTTTGACCCTTCTGCTCTTCATAATGAAGAGGAGCTGGAGATCTACGAACAGATTGTCCAAATGGAACAGGAGTTTATGACTAACTTCGTCGAGGTCGCTGAAGAGCTAAACGAAATTCAAGTTGAGGTTGTTCTGGACGGCACCGAGACATGGGGAACCTGTGACCGATTCCTGATTCTCAAAGGCGGTGATCGAGCCGTCATGGCAGATTATAAAACCGGAATCAGTATCATCGACCCGCCAGATAAGAACTGGCAAGCTAAGGCTTATACGACTGGAGCCTTCCAGAAGTATCCCGAGATTCAGGAGATCGTCTTCGCGTTTTACGTGCCGCAACATAGCGCGACTCTTCACCACACGTTTACGCGAGACGATCTCCCAACTCTGGTCGAAGATCTTAGCCGTGTTATTACAGCAGGCGAAAAGATTCGACCGAAGTGGGAGTCTGGCACACCTGAACTAGAGGAATGCACCCCGACTCAGTATTGTCGTTTCTGTAAGCACGAAGATACTTGTCCTGCGTTAGGCGGACTCGTTATCAGCGTAGCTAAGAAACTAGATACCACGTTGCCAGACATTGATCCGACTGACGTTGACAATCCAGCTAGACTCTCTGAGCTATTCAACATCGCGAAGATTGTGGAGAACTGGTCTATGTCTATTAAGAAGAAGACGTTAGCTGCTTTGAAAGACGGCGAGAAGCTTGACGGGCTTAAACTTCGCTCGATGGGACGAACCCGAAAAATCTCTGACAATGCTACTTTTGTAAAAATTGCAGAAAAATACGGAATAGATCTCGACACGTTACTTGATCAAGTTAACATCCCGCTCGCCAAGGTTGCCAAGAAAGCGGGAGCCGATAGCAAACAAACTTTCCTCGACGAATGTGAAGATGCAGGAAT